ATAAATCTATCAATAATTTTTTTACGATAACCTTCTACTAAGAGTGTAGCTTCTCCTGCTTCTTCAATTGTAATAGTATTAATACAAGAACAACTACATCCAGAACTATACTTATTTCCATATGTATATTTATTTTCTAAATATTTAAAATTATCTAGTTCATATTTGGTAGTATTTAATTTTTTCATAGGTAATATATCTACTTGATCTATGCATCTTTTTCTTTTCTTAGTATCTTTAGTATGACTTGTAGTTATATTACGTTCTAACACTAATTTTTTTGCGGTTAAACATTCTTGAATAACATTACCAATAACTCCTTTACTTCTTAATTTTTCTTCATCTTTTTTATGAATTACGATTGGTAATTGTTTTATACCTGAATCTTTTATAATAATAAGATTTTTATAATCTGAATTATAAATATATATTTTATCATAATTAATAATACTTAAATGAATAGGATTCTTACTAAAGCTATCAAATCTCTCATATTTATTTATCAAAGTATGTAAATATGTATTTTTACATTTTTTTAGATTTTCACGTATATTTTTACAATAATCATCTTCTAATTGTAATACTTCACTATAAATAATATCTATATTGCCTTCTACTATTAAAGTATAATCATCATTAATATCTTTTTGTTTTAGTTTAGTAAATATTGAATTATATTTACATCCACAATAACAATCAATATATTCATTTTTAACTATATTTTCATATATTGTATCACGCTTTTCATATATACTATTTTTTGCTAATGTAATTAGTTGTTTTACACTAATTGTTTTTACTTCTTCTTTTATTTCTTCTGTTACTTCTACATTTCGTAATGTTGAATTAAATACACCCATTTTAGTACTATTGTTTTATTAACTATATTATTTTATTTAATTAATTAAATAAATTCAATTTTTTATAAAACTAAATCAAACTATTAAAAATAATAATAAAAATATTCTTGTATCTAGATAGAGTTTATTACATTTACTAAAAAAAATTTAAAAATTAAATTATATAATGTATCTAGATACATATATTTTTATTACTATTATTTTTTATCCTTCATCTTTTTTGTATCATGCATAGTAATTATTGGCTTACTATTTTTTATTACATTTGGAAAATTTTTAGTATCACATTTACATTTGCTGTTACCTTCAATTAAATATTTCAATACAGTTGGTTGTTTAAACTGTGACACATTATTTGCTATATCAAATTTATGTAACATTTTTATATCTGGAATTATAGTTTATAATATATAATATATAATATATAATATATATTATTTTCAATTTTTATAGTAACTATTATTCTAGATACTAAAAAAATTGAAAATAATGTTAAATAGTATAAAAAGTTAATATACTATTTAATTATTTTATACATATTTGAATTTAAAGAACAAAATTTAAAACAATTTACTACACTATATACACAAACATAAAAAACTATACTAAATATAATATAAATTATAAAAATATCTCTGGATACATCTTTTAAAAACTAAATAATAAAAAAATAAATAAAAAAAATAATATATATATAATAATACAATAAATTAAACATTTTATTTTTTAGTGTATTCTAAAAACTTAGTTTTTTCTTTTTCTCTTTCAAGTTTTTCTTTGTCTTCTAGTAAAGGTATTTTACATTCAAGTTCTACAATATTTTCATTTTTTATAGTGGCTATCATATTTGTGTAGCCCTTATACCATTTTGAAATAAATTTAAAATTATAATATGTAAAATCAATATCATCATGGTCTTGTTTCAACAATTCTTTAATTTTAGCATCTAAAGAAATTATTCTATCATTACGCTTTTTTTTTTCTAAATTTTTAGATTCTTTTTCTAAATATTTAGAGTCTTTTTCTAATAATACAGAAGATATTGTTTCTAATTCAGCAAGTTTGTCTTTTAATAAAATTTCATTATTTTCTAACAAAACAAGCATGTCAGAAAACTTAGTATCCTTATCATCTAATTTTTTATTAATAATATATGTTTTTAAACGTTCTATTTTTTCATAACACTCCAGCCATAATTCATCAATTATATCTTTTTGTTCTTTATAAGTTTCTTCTTGATTTATTTCTGGTATTTTAAATTCATTCAAATATGTTTGTATATCATTAAAATAATTAACTTTTTCATATTTTTTTAGATCAAAATTACTAATATATATAGAAGTCTCATCAATATCTACTTTTATTAGTTCATCTTTTGATATTGTAGAACTATTATATTCAAATTTTTTTTCACAATATGATTCTGCACATTTTTCTTTTTGTTTCTCATATTCATCTTCATCTTGATGTTCTACACTTTCATCATCACCACAAGCTAAATTTTTTATTTCAATTTTTTTAACAATAAACTTGATAAATTCAATTGTGATTTTTATAATATCTTCAAAAGTGTATGTGTTTTTAAATCTTAATATATCTAAAGGTCCAAGCATAAATGTGTCATATTCCTGATATTCATCTATATTTAGACTTGTAAATAATTGTAAATACATAAGATTACATATAACTACATATACATATTCTTTACTTTCTTTAATTTTATCTTGTATTAAACGTTCTTCATATTCAATTGGATAATAATCATCCACCCTCACTATTTCTATAATTTGTGTTCTTTTTTCTCCTCCTACAAAATACTCTATCGTTAATTGTTCAAACATATTTCCTAATAAAATGTATTATTCTTCAAAACTTAATTATACAATTAATAATTATATTTATACATATTTAACTATATTTTTTTCAATTTTTATATTTTTAAATTAATTTTATATTATTTTATTTTTATCTAAAAAATTAATAATTATAATAAAACTATTCTTTTATCCAGAACTATTTTATATTATTTTACAAAAATTTGAATTTAAAGAACAAAAAATTAAAACAAATAACTACATCATTATACACAAACATAAAAAACTATACTAATTAATATAAAATGATTATATAAACCATATAAAATCATATAAATCATAAAATGTCTCTGGATACATCTTTTTTTTACTAAATAATAAAAAAATTAAAACTTAAAATATATAAAAGATTAAAATAGTAAATATATAAAAAATAAATATATAAAATAATAAAAACAATAATTTAAATTACATTATACATTATAATTTTTTTAATAAAAGCCTTGTACATTTAGAATCTTTAATTACATTTCTAATATATCCCATTCTTCTTAAATATTCTTCATCTTTTATATTAATTACAATAGGAATAATTTCATCATCTATATATGTATAATAATCCATATTATAACAAGCACTATAAATACTTATCGAATCATCTTCATCTTTATAATCATCACAATTATTAGAAACAATATGTAATAATTCTGGATTCTCACATTTTTGACCAATAATATGTATAAAATTTAAAGATTCCATAAAATTATCTATTATTTTTTTACGATAACCTTCTACTAATATTGTTGCACCTTCTATATCTTCATTAGTAATAGTATTTACACAAGAACATAAACAACATGATGACATATTAGATTTTAAATATTTAACTATATCTTTTTCATTACTAGATTTAACTATACTTTTTTTATTAGGTAATATATCTAATTTTTCTATTTCTCTTTTACGCTTTTTACTATTTTTATTATTTTTACTATTTTCATTATAATCTTTATTTATATTATTCTCTAATAATAACTTTTTTGCTGTTAAACATTCTTGAATAACATCACCAATAAATCCTTTACTTCTTAATTTTTCTTCATCCTTTTTATTAATTATAATTGGTAAATGTTTAATTCCTGAATCTTTAATAATAATAAGAGTTTTATAATCTGAATCATAAATATCTATTTCATTAATAATACTACGAGTATGTAAATGAATTACATTTTTAATAATGTTATTACAACCATAATATATATTTTTTAAATTATGTAAATATGTATTTTCACATTTTTTAAATTCTTTATGTATTCCCATACGATAAGCATCTTCTATTTTAATAACTTCATTATAAATCATATCAATATTACCTACTACTACTAAAGTATAATCATCAACAACATCTTTTTGTTTGAGTTTTGTAAAAATCTTATTATATTTACATCCACAATAACAATCAATATATTTATTATTCTTAATTATACTTTTATATATTGTATCTCGATTATTATAAATTTTATCTTTTTCTATTGTAATTTGTTGTTTTATACTAATTTCTTTTACTTCTTCTTTTATTTCTTCTTTTATATATTCTTTTATATCTTCGTTTATTTCTATACTACGTAATAATGAATTAACTACACCCATTTTTTTAATATTATTTTATACTACTTAACTATTAATTATTTAAATCAATTTTTTATATATAAAATAATAATTAAAATTAAACTAAAAACTAAAAATAATAAAAATTGAAAATAAAAAATATAATTAAATTGAATTAAATGTAAAACTATCAAGATGACTATAATATATAAATATCAATCTTTAATTAATAAAGTAATTCAAAAAAAACTATGGCACCGTTTAGTATATAATCCAAATGCAATTCCTTTATTAGAACAAAATATAGATAAAATTAATTGGAAACATTTATCATATAATTCAAATGCTATTCCTTTATTAAAAAAACATATTAATAAAATTAATTGGAATGCTTTATCACTAAATTCAAATGCTATTCCTTTATTAGAAAAACATATTAATAAAATTAATTGGGATAATTTATCACAAAATCCAAATGCTATACATTTATTAGAACAAAATAGTGATAAAATTAAATGGTATTATTTAGCAATGAATATAAATGCTATTCATTTATTAGAACAATATATTGATAAAATTGATTGGGAAAATTTATCAGAAAATCCAAACGCAATTCCTTTATTAGAAAAACATATTGATAAAATTGATTGGGATGCTTTATCATTCAATACAAATTCTATTCCTTTATTACACAAATATATTAATAAAATTTATTGGAATACTTTATCATATAATCCAAATGCTATTCCTTTATTAGAACAAAATATAGATAAAATTAATTGGCATAATTTATCAGAAAATTATAATGCTATTCATTTATTAGAGCAAAATCCTGATAAAATTAATTGGCTAAATTTATCGTGTAATGAAAATGCTATGCATTTATTAGAACACAATATAGATAAAATTAATTGGTGGGCTTTATCAGTAAATCCTAATTTATTTGAATTAGATTATCTTGCTATGAGTAAAGAAAGAACTAAACTTATAGAACAAGAACTATTATCAAAAGCACTACATCCTTCCAGAATTAGTAAGTATTTAGATTATTATCTTGAAAATGGAGGTGATATTTGGGATTTTGAATATTAACTTTTTATTATTTTTTTATAATCATAAACTATATTGATTTAATTTACATTTATTTGAATTTAAAGAACAAAAACTTAAAACAATTTACTACACCATAAACACAAATATAAAAAACTATACTAATTATTATAAAAATATTATATAAATCATATAAACTATTATATAAATTATAAAATGTCTCTGGATACATCTTTTTAAAAACTAAATAATAAAAAAAATAAAAAAAGTTTGAATAAATAGTATTGATAATTGATTTAATTTATATGATTATTTGATGTTAGTTATAATTTAGATAAATTCTTTCCAAAAGTCTATATTTAAATCTTTTAACATATTCCACTCAATTCTATAATTACTCCAAGAACAAGCATTTAATAATTCAATAAATTTATTTGATTTTATAGCATTTAATATATTATTAGCAATATCATTATTATCTTCTTGAATAGCTATTGCCCCATCAGTTAATCCATATAATCCTTTATCATCATAAAATGAGTTGTATGTAGAGGTTTCTCCAAATATAATTTTTTTTATTTCAAAGTGTCCATTGTTTTTATGTTCTGAATACATATATCTTATGCCCTTTTCAGGTGTTGATAAAATACAAGGATATTTAAATTTATTAGTTTTAGTTCTACTTGTCCATTTTTTATCATTTCCATAAGCAGACCTACTATAAATTATTTCTATTTTTTTATTATTATTAGTAATATTTTTAATTAATTTATATTTTTTATTAGCTAACCAATTTAATTTACTTATATCAATCAAATGTTCTTTTCCATCTTCATCAATAATTTTAGATTTAAAATTATTATTAATTTCTTTTTTCAATAGATAATAATCATATCTAGTTCCACATTTAAAAGTTTTTACTCCATCTTTTGTATCATGTATTTCTAAGTAAATTATAGTATTAGTCTTTGTCATTAATTCAAATAATCCATATATTTTAGATTTATTAGAAACTGGTTTTCTCCACAACGCAGGATGAACATATAAAAGTAATCCATTACTTTTTAATATTTGTATACTATATTTTACAAATAAATCCCATAATGTATTTCTACTATTTTCAGTTAAATTATAAGGAGGATTTCCAATAACAGCATCAAAACCATCAATATCCCATTTATCTTTAATATCTATTTCTAATGTATTTCCTTCATTATAATTCAACTTATATTCAGTATAAGGATCAATTAATAATTTACAGATAAATATATTTGTAGAATTAATATCACTAAAATACAAACATTCTTCTAGAATTGTTTTATATTGTAGTTTTTTATCAGGAATAATGTCTTTAAGACCATTCATAAATCTATCAATAATATCAACAATAAATCCACCTTTACCCGCACATGGTTCAAAAACTTTTTTAGGTGTTGTCCAAAATACTACTGGTATTTTATCTAACATCTCCTGTCTCAACTTAAATGGAGTAGAAACTTCTGCGTTGCTTTTCTTTTCAAGTTCTTGTGGAATTAAATACTTATCAATAAGATTAGATAGTTCCCTATTATTTTTAATATTTTTCATAAATAGTTCCTTAACAGTCCTAATAATTTGATTTGTTTCTTTATCATCTTTCATATATTTAATATAAAGATTAATAAAGTTTTTGATTATTTTTGAATCAATTGATTTACCCCACCAACTTTTAGTTTGGTCAATTAAAATATTATATATATAATTATCATTCTCAATAATATTAAACATTTCTATAAATGAAGTCTTTTTATTATGAATTGTTAATAGACATATAAGAGGTATAATATGTTTTAAAATATCCATATAATTAATTTTTTTATCTTCTTTTTCTTTACTTTCTTTATATAAGTATTCTATTTCATCATTATTTTTTGTTTCATCATTATTTTTATTTTTTTCAACAGGTTTCTTTTCAATACCTTTTTTTATTTTTTCATCTTCTTCTTCATCTTCTTTCATTTTATCTATTAATTCTTTTTGTTGTTGTGTAGGTGTCGTATTACTAAACATAGCATTAAATATTTCTTGTTCTTTTTGTGTAAGAAGCATTTCTTTAAAACGAAGACGATTTAAGAACTGATTAAGAGCATTTTCAGTATTAGATGTATATAGTTCATATACATTTTCACATAAAGCAGTAATTTTAGTAACATCATTTCCAAAAGATGGCATCCAATGATCACCATTTAAATTTATAAGTCTTTCCTGAAGAATAAATTTAGTCGCATCTTTTGGATGATTATCAGGTTTTATTAATGAAGCATAATTAATTACAGAAGTTTCTATTACTCTATGAATATTCAAATCTATCACAAAACCACATTTTTTATTTGTAGCTTCAGTCATACAACGAAACATCATCTGATAAATCATATCAAAACCCATACAATTATTTAATAATAATACAATATCACAATTATTAATTGATACACCTAAACTACATTGTTTTCCACTCAATACTAACACCCCTTTCTTACACCTATGTCTTGCCTTAATACGAGCATCTTCTATACTTTGTTTTGGATTATTTGTTGTTTTACTATTGATACTAATTATTTCATAATCTGTAATAACCTTATTTTGTTCCAATAATTTTATTGTTGCTTTTGATATTTTATCAATATTATCTTGAGGTAAGAACGCCATTATAATCATGGGTTCATTTTTAAAATCACCTTCACCAATAAATCTAGATTTAGTTTCAGGATTATTAGAGATATTCTTAATTCTTTCCATATAAACATTATTACGTGGATAGTTTTCATCATAAATATCTCCAAATTCATCCTTACTTTTTTTTCCAAATATTCTATAAAATATATCTAATACTTTATCAGGTGCTTGAAAAGTAGATTCAATTATTTTATTACTAACATATTTTTCATCATTAAGTAAGAATCTTCCTTCCATTGAATCACCATCATATTCATGCTCCTTTAATTTATTTCTATTTTTAATTTTCTCTATTGTATCTTCTGATAATTTATCAGTTAATAACCATAATTCAGGATATTTAGAATATTCGACAATTATATTATTCATTGAATATTTTTTAATTATTTTATCAATATCAACACCATGTTTCTGAACTAATCTATCAATATTACCTTCTTTTATTATATTTTTACATAGTTTTATATCTTCTAAATCCCATAGTATCCAACTATCTTTTGGAATGTTATAATCATTTATAGGTTTAGAATATGTAGCAGTTATTTGAACTGTAAATGATGTTTTTCCATAAAATTCTAATGTTTTCTGTGCTAATTCGGTAGTTCCACCGTTATGACTTTCATCAATAAATCTCATATTAATTGACATTTTATGTAACCAATCTATTTTAGAAATAGGTTTATCTTCCATAATTTCCTTATCTTTTATATCATATTTTTCTATAAGTTTTTTTATTTCGTTATCGCTATATTTTTTTTCTACTTTAATCTTATCTTTATTAAGATATTTTTTTATTGTTCTTTTTTTATCTGTTAAAGTAATTTTTAAATCATCAATCTTATTTTCTAAATATTGTTTAGAACATAGAATAATATTTTTTTTTGTTAATATAGGTTGTTTATTTTGTCCATTTAATACAACAATATTAAAATCATTTAATTGGATACAATCAAATACTTTTCGTTGTTGTTCTATTGTTTCATTAGGAGCAGTTGTTAATATTAAATAATTACATTCATCTTTATCTTTACTATCCTTAATAATACACCCACCAATAATATAACTTTTTCCACTTCTTTGAATATGTCCCCATAAAATTTTTTTCTTTCCACTATTCTTCATTTTTAGAGTTTTTAACACACCAAGATGTTGATGCATTTTTAAAATTAATGTATTTTTATTTAAATCTATAATACTATCTAATGATTTATTTACAAAATACATTTTAAAATGATGATATGCTTGATTTAAATCATTCCAATCAATTATAATTGTATCTTCTTTTTCTAATATTAATCTTAATTGTTTATTCGTTTCTTCGATACCTTTTTTCATACTTTGAAAATCATTGTTATTTCTAATACAAATACATAAAGACATTGTAAATCCATCATCATTATATTGTTGAAAATTAGTCAATATTTTATCAATATCTAATTTACCAACTTGTGTTTTATTTAAATTTTTTGATGTTGTGACTAATAAATGTTTATTATTTTCTTTTAAAATACCAGTTAAATCAGATGCGTCACCTTTATCTTTAATATTTATAAGATTATTTTTTTCATTATAAAATACATCTTTAATACTTATATTTTTACTTATTGTTTTTTTATTAAAATTTCCTTTACAAATATCATATGAATTTAGTTTATCTACCAAACCAAGACCAGCAAATAATCGTAATAATGACTCTTGTTTATCTTTACCAATCCATGGTTCTTCTAACCATTTTATAATATTGTCTTCTTTAAAATTTTGAATAAATTCATAAAGGTCTTTAAATGTAGCCATATTAATAGATTCTTTATTTATTACTTCATTATTTTTTAAAATCAATTTTGTTAAATTTAAATTATTACTATTTTTCTGTATTTTATTATTATTTTTTATATTATTTACTGACATTTATTACTGATAAATTAATATAAATATTTAGATCTTTTTATTATATACTATTATAAATATAATTTATTATATTTTTAAATAAACTATTTATATTAAAAAATAAAAAATAAATTAATATAAAATAAAAGCAGTTATCCAGATACAATTATTAAAAACACACTATAATATCCTACACAATTACCTCAATATCAACAAAATGATTATAATAATATTAAACTTTTAATACTATATCAACTATATAAACTGTATCAATTATATAAATTATCTCATAATATTTTTATTTAAAGAAAAAGATTAATTATTTTACAAAAATTTGAATTTAAAGAACAAAAACTATTAATTATTTTACAAATATTTGAATTTAAAGAACAAAAACTATTAATTATTTTACAAAAATTTGAATTTAAAGAACAACCCATAATTATTTTACAAAAATTTGAATTTAAAGAACGAAAATTTAAAACAAAATTACTACACTATATACACAAACATAAAAAATTATACTAATTATAATATAAATCATAAAATGTCTCTGGATACATCTTTTTAAAAAGTAAATAATAAAAAAATTAAAATAAAATATATAAAAGTAAATAATAAAAAAAATAAATAATAAAAAAAGTAAATAATGAAAAAAGTAAATAATGAAAAAAGTAAATAATAAAAATTGAAAATAAAAAATAGAATTAACTAAAATTAAATAGAAACCTATCAAGATGACTATAATATATAAATATCAAT